TTCATGTTCCTATTTACAATAGTTATTTCATAGGTGGTGTATTGTCGCACAACAGTGGCAAAACTGCATTTGGTTCTTACAGCGTGGTAAAAGCTGCTATCGAAAATCCTGGCAGTATCATCATGTGCTTTGCTCAGAGTGCCGAGGTTAGCATCAGACAGCAGCAAAGTGCCGTGTATAACTGGCTTCCACCTGAGTATCGGGTAAAACAAACCAGTAGCAACGCCTACATTAGTTATACGCTGAAGAACGGCTTTACCGACAACAGTTTGATCTTGCCGAACAAAAGCCAGATTCTATTTAAAACCTATTCTCAGTATCAGAACAACCCTACCTTTATCGAGGGTGCTGAACTTGGGTCTAAGAGCGCACAATGGCACAACGTGGGTGCGTGGCTTGACGAATACCTGCTTGGAGATGACCTGATTAACACGATGCGATTCAGGCTTGCTACTCGAAACAGTAAGATGCTTGTGACCTTCACGCCTATTGATGGCTGGACGGAGGTTATTAAGGACTACCTAGACAAAGCAAAAACCATAGCCACCAAGGAAGCAGAGTTACTGAATGGGGAGATTCTGCCCCACATCCAGATAAGTCATAAACGTAACGCTTCGATCCATTACTTCCATACCAAGGACAACCCATTCTCAGGCTACGAACGCCTTGCCAGCGACCTTAAAAACGAAAGCCGCGAGAAGATACTGATTCGTGCATACGGTGTTCCTGTGAAGTCTCAGGCGACAAAGTTCCCCAAGTTCAACAAAGAGGTGAACGTCATACCGCAAGACATGATACCCAAAACGGGAATTACGAGGTATCAGATTATCGACCCAGCAGGCAGCAAGAACTGGTTTATGGCGTGGATTGCCGTGGATGGCAGCGGAACGTATTACGTTTATCGGGAATGGCCAGACACAACCATTGGCGATTGGGCAGAATGGAAGAACGGAAGGTGGATGCCTGGAGAGGGAGCAAAGGGAATGGGCTACGGGATGCGTGATTACGTGAACCTAATTGCTGACCTTGAGGATGAGGAAGAAATCTATACCCGCATTATTGACCCGCGACTTGGAGCTGCAAAGTATCAGGCACAAGATGGTAGCAGCAGTATCATTGAGGACTTAGCCGAGAACGACATTATTTGCATACCTGCTCCTGGCTTGGACATTGAGGACGGCTTACAAGCGTTAATTAGCAAGATGAGTTGGGATACAAGCAAGCCGATGGACAGCTTGAACCGCCCTAAGTTCTACGTGAGCGAGGAATGTGGAAACATCATTAGCGCATTATCAGAATACACGGGTGAGCAAGGTTTGAAGGAAGCATGGAAAGACCCATTGGATTGCTTGCGTTATGCGGCAATCTATGATATTGACCATGTAGAGGCTAGTGCATTGCAGATTACCCGCCAAGGATCGGGAGGCTATTAAGATTATGAATACAAAGAAACCACGAAAAGAAAGAGCAGTTAAAGCAGTTAAAAGTGTTGAATCTGAACCAGTAGTAGAAGTTAAGGCTGAACCAGAAGTTTTTGAAGTATATGCCATTGGCGTATGCCCTAATCCAATGTGGCTAAGGGGAATGACTCGTGACACAATGAAGTGTAACATCCAAGTTCCCAAGGCTAGTATGCGAGATGGATTAGTTGGCAAATGGATGAAAGCGACAAAGATTGACGGAGTGGAAGAAAACCATTACAAGTTCCTTGCATGAGCGATCAATTATCAGACCAAGACGTAGCGATGATCTACGTTCAGAACGAACCGAATATCGGAGGACTCCAAGATGCTTATGATAAAGCTGTATTGGATCAAGAGGAATATATCGAATCGTGTGAACGAGCCTACAATGATCGCCGTAATATGTGGCCTGGCAAGACCAGCGATATGCGGAAGAAAGGGGCTAACGCTTTCCCTTGGGATGGTGCTTCCGATATGGAGGTTAATACGATTGGTGAAAGAATTGATACCTATGTTGCGTTGCTTACCCAAGCACTTGACCGTAGCCACATCAAAGCGTTCCCAACGAACCATACTTCGATGTCTAAGGCTTCGGTTGTTTCGATGTTCTTGAAGTGGATGCGTAAAAGCTATATCCCAGATTTCAAGAAGCAAATGGAACTGGGTGCTAACCACCTTCTTGAGAAGGGCATTATGGTTTCATACGTTGGTTGGAAGCGTGAGAAACGCACGTTTAAACAAGTAGTTACCCTGCAAGAGATTGAGGCAGCAATGCCAGAACTTGTAGAGATTCTACTTGGTGACAACATTGCAGAGGCAGAAGAATTTGTTGCAAATGCCTATCCTGACATGAGCAAGAAGCGTGTTAAGAAAGCGGTATCAGAACTACGCATGATGGGCATAACGGAAGTAAGTATTCCGAGGATGAGCGTTGATTGTCCTATTGTTCAAAGCTGTGAGCCTGATGGTGAGGTTATCTTCCCGTCCTACGTTACAGACCCACAACGCGCTCCATACGTATTCTGGCGCACGTTCTACACCCCACAAGAGCTTGAAAAGAAAGTTGCCACAGAAGGTTGGGATGCCGAGTGGGTTGACGAAGCCATTGAAAGACTTAAAGGAAGTGATTCGCTTGATAACCAGACGGCAAGTGAACGCTCGCAACGCCGTGACTTAGGTGATGACCAAGACTTGATTATGGTTGTCTATGCTTACCAGCGTTTGATTGACGAGGAAGATGGCAGCGAAGGGATTTACTGCACCGTGTTTCATCCAGATACCGATGGCTATGCAAAGCACGAACTACTTAATGGCTACGATGACTATCCGTTTATCATTACCCGCCTAAATGACAACCAGAAACGGATGTATGAAACTACTTCGTTTGCTGACATTCTACGTGGCCCACAATGGCAGATTAAAACTGAGCGTGATAGCCGTATCGACAGAACAAGCATGGCTACCTTGCCACCATTGTTCCACCCAGCAGGGCAACCGCCTAAAGAGTGGGGGCCTGGCAGACGCTTACCTTATCGCCGTTTAGGTGAAATCGCTTACGGGCCTATTCCACCGTTCGATCCTGGCAGTGAGCGTATCGAAGCACAAATGATTTCCCAAGCCGACAAAGCAGTTGGGCTTGATCTTGAGAACCCGCTTTCGGCACTTCGCCAGCAGTTTGTTGTGAACAAGTTCCTTGACCATGTTAAGGATATTCTTTCACTCGCCTTCAAACTGTTTCAACGCATGGGGCCAGATGAAGTATTCTTCCAAGTTACAGGCAGCCCTGACCCACAGGTGATGGCTAAAGGTGATGCCGATGACAACTTCTCCATTATCGTATCGTTTGACACCCGCGAGACTGACCCTGAGACGGTAGAGACGCAGATGAAGAACATCGCTACCTTAATGCAGATTGACCGCAACGGGCGTATCAACGTGGATAAACTGCTTGAGCTATTGGCAGCACAGATCAATCCGTTCATCGCTGACTACGTGTTGCAACCTGCCGAGGAAGCGCAAGACAAGATGCTTAAAGATGTATCGGATGACTTGTCGAAAATATACGCAGGTATCGAAATGCCAGCTAGACCGAATGGTGCTGCCTTTGCAATGCAACTTGTCCAAGCCTACACGCAACAACCAGACGTAGCACAACGCTTACAAGGTGACGAGGCTTTCGCAGCTCGTCTTCAGAAATACGCACAGCAGTATCAGATGATGCAGATGCAAGCACAGAACGCAGTAACAGGCAGGCTTGGAACTAGCGAGGCTAACGTGAGCGGTGTATCAACTCAAAACATGGAAGGTTAATCTTATGAAAAAAGAAATGATTAAACGAAAAGACGGCTCGTATTCGCAGCGTGGATTGTATGACAACATCAGAGCGGCTGCTGGTTCTGGTAAGAAGCCTAGCAAGGAAATGCTGAAGCAAGAACGCAAGATCAAGCGGAAGTAACCTATGGAAAAGCGTTTTAAGAAGGTCGTAAAGAACCCTGAGACTGGACGGACTAAGACTATCCGTTATGGTTTGGCAGGATTAGCCAGCGATGGTAAAGACCGTATTAGACCAGGCACTTCCAAAGGCGATTCGTACTGCGCTCGTAGTGCCAAAATCAAGGGTGATTGGAAAGATGACCCGAATAGCCCGAACAACTTATCAAGAAAAAAATGGCGTTGCAAAGGAAGCAAATCCATGCGATAACAAATAAACAAACCTTACTAAAAGACTAATGATTCCACGCCCTACCCTAGAACAATCGGTTCTCGCATTGAGTGACCGCGATGAATACAAAGTAATTCTT